TTTAAGTATATTATCGAGCGTGCTAAATTGCGTTGTGAAATGTACGCAGAGGAGTGTTTATACACTCGCACCAATGTAGCTGGTGTTATTTTCAGCTTAAAAAACAACTGGAAATGGAAAGATAAGCACGAACAAGAGATAAAACAAAGCCATTCATTCGATTCTAAGACCGACTCAGAGCTTGATAATATAATAGACAGGCTAAAAAAGGAAATAAACGATAGTGAGTAGTGTCGCAAAAATAGAGCTAATAACAGCCCTTGCAGAGAAAAAGAAGCGTGTTGATGCTAATAGGCTCTATACGAGATATAATTCTTTTTACGAGTGGCAGTCTAAATTTTGTGAAAACACATCAAAATACTATGAATCATGTCTCTGCGCAGCTAACCAAATAGGAAAAACAAGAGTTGGAACGACAATTGATGCTTTCCATTTAACAGGAGGGTATCCAGATGATTACCCTGGGTATAGATTTGATTTTCCTCCTATTTGCTGGTTACTTGGGTATTCAATGGAGAAAACAAGGGATTTATTACAAAAAGAGGTTTTCGGAGGATATAGCGCTCACACGGGTTTTACTGGTGGGTTAATACCAAAAGATAAAATACTTTCTTGGGAATCAGCGCAAGGCACAGTTAATGCTGTGAGGACGGTTAGAGTACAACATAAAAACGGCATTTCAGTTGTCCAGTTTTGGTCATATACTCAAGGCCAACATGCAATCATGGGGGATGTTGTTGATTGGGTGCATGTGGACGAGGAGCCAAGAGACCAAGCAATAAGGCCACAGTTACTAACAAGGACGATTAATGGCGATAGGGGGCGTGGTGGCCGTGTTATCTATACGTTCACACCCGAGAACGGAAGAACAGAGCTTGTTTGCCAATTCAGCGACTCACCATCACCAGAACAGAGTTATATGCAAGTTGGTTGGAACGACGCCCCACACATGACAGAGAAAAAAAAGAAAAGACTACTTGCTCAATATCCAGAACACCAAAGGCGTATGAGGTCTGAGGGTGAGCCAATGCTTGGGCATGGTCGAATCTACGATATATCAGACGAGTTTATACTATGCGATCCGTTTGAAATTCCTGAGTTTTGGGATGTTATACTTGGACTTGACTTTGGGTGGGACCACCCGCAAGCAATTATAAAGCTCGCAATTGATCCAGATAACGACATTGTTTATTTAATAAACTCTTGGAAAGCATCAAAAACAAGCGCCAACGACGCATGGGGAGCGACAAAAGCATGGGCTAAGGATGTTCCTATGGCGTGGCCTGCAGATGGGTTAAACCATGAAAAGGGAAAGGATGTAGCCAAGCAGCAAAAAGAGAACTGGTCTGATGCTGGTTTCAACTTGCTACTAAGCCATGCCAAGTGGCCCAAGGGCGGTGTGTCTGTTGAAAGTGGATTATATGAACTTGGCGATAGACAGCGAAAAGGCCTATTCAAGGTTTTTAAGGGGCAGTCTGATTACATGGCAGAGCATAGGCAATATCATAGAGATGAGAAAGGTAAGATAGTTAAGGTTAACGACGATATGTTGGATGCTGTGAGATACGCATATATGATGAGGCGATTCGCTGAAAAAGCCGGTACTATTGGCAAAACAAAAGAGCATAAAATGGAGTTTCAAGGATGGGGTTAGTATATACCGATGTTGTAAAAAACCTGAATGAAGCGCAGAAAGCTGATCAAGATGGACGTATAAAAGCCCGTGAAGCTGATCATTTTGTTAACAAGAAAGATGGTCAGTGGGAACCTGAGATTTACAGATTATACTCCAATAAACCACGATACACAATCGACTTAACGAGCGGGGTCGTCTCGGATATATGCGGTGAGCTTAACTCGATGGAATTTGATATAAAAATCAGACCGTCTGGCGGTGAGTCTACAACAGACATTGCAAACCACTATGACGGGTTAATACGAAATATCGAGAACAACTCAGCACCAAAAGCCAAATATACATATCGTGCTGCAGGAAAGCAGATGATAACAACGGGCATTGGTGGTTGGGGTATAAGACACGGTTATCGTGACCCAATGTCATTCGATCAGGATTTAATGATATATCCGATCTCTAATTTTATGGATAGGGTATGGTTTGACCCGAACGCAGAACAGCAGGATATGTCAGATTCTAATTGGGGTTTTAAGCTGACTGATATGTCAATGGAAGCTTACAAAAAGGACTTTCCAGAAGGTTCTGAAATGTCTTTAGCTCATGACAGAGAGCACAATGTTTACTACCACAAAAAGAGTGATTCTGTTGTTGTAGGGCAATACTTTTATAAGAAATCACAAACCGTTGAGCTTGTTCGGATGACAAACGGCTCTATTTATATCGTAGATGATAAGTTTGATTCTGTGAGAGATGAGATGTTTTCGCAGGGTATAACGGTAGACAGAGAAAAGAAAGTTAAGGTTTATCGTGTTTGTCAGCAGATGATTGATGGTGGCGGGTTCCTTAATGACGAAGAGCAGACAGTTTTTTCTTATTTGCCTATCATTCCATGCTTTGGTAATTTCGAGATATCAGAGGATAAGGTTATCTATTGGGGTGTTGTTGAAAAGCACATGGACCCGCAACGCATCCTAAACTATGCAGAATCAAGAAAGATCGCCGAAGGCGCTTTAGCTCCACGAGCAAAGAAATGGATGACACCGCAACAGGCTGCAGGACATGAAGCAACACTAAGAACACAGAATACGAACGATGACCCAATACAGCTTTACAACTTTATTGACGGCCAACCAATACCATTTGAAACCGGTGGAGCGCAGATTAATCAGGGATTACTTGAAACAACTGGAGCCATGAACCAGTATATGCAGTCAATCAGTGGCCGTATGAATCCATCAAGAAACGAGTCTCAAGGGTTACAGTCTGGCGTTGCGCTGCAGATGTTACAAAATAAAGGTGATAACGCTAATTACGGTTATTTTAACAGCATGGAAATAGCAATAGAACACACAGCAAAAGTTTTAGTTGATGCTATTCCAAGAGTATACGATGCAATGCGAGAAATACAACTTGATTTTCAAGACGGTACGAACAAAACAATAACAATTAATCAACGTGTATTTGACCAGCAAACAGGTGAAGTGGTTGAACTGAATGACCTATCAAAAGGTGTTTATAGTGTGTCTTGTTCTGCGGGTGCTGCATTCCATAACCGACAACAAGAGACTATTGCAGCTATTAACGAGATAGCAACAATTGACCCATCCATACTACAGACGGGGGGAGATATTTATCTAAACAATATTCCGGCGCCTGGCATGGATAAGATCGCAAAACGTAAACGAGCGCAGATGCTTGAACAGGGATTAATACCGGTTGAAGAGATGACCGACGAAGAACAGCAGAAAATGCAAGCGCAGCAACAGGAAGGGCAACAGCCAAGTCCGATGGATCAGGCCATGTTAATCACAGCACAGGCAGAAGCAGAAAAAGCACAGGCTGAAACGGCTGATGTAATAAGTAAGACTCAAGAACGTGAAATGAAAATGGTAATGGAAGCTGAGAAGCTACGACAGCAGGAACAGCAGAACCAAGCTAATGAAATGTTTGAAATGATTAAACTACAAAACGAGCAAACACAGCAACTGGCTGAAACATTAAAGACAATAAAAGAAGCAATGGGGGCTGATGCCATTCTGAATCCAGAAACGGCAAGGGCGTATGATGAGCAATCTAAAAACCTATTAAACGCAACAACAAACGCAAGATAGAGGAGTTTGACCAATGGCACAGAAGACAATTGTAACACAGGCAACAAAGGCACCAGTAAAAGACGATCTCGACAAGGTTGATGATAACTTTGATGAGAATTACGCATCACTGGCAGTCATAAACGCAGGGACTATTGTTTATTCGCACAGACAGCGAGTTACAATAGCAGAGATTAACGCAGGCGCCACACTGCTATCAGCGGTTACAGGTAAATCATACAGACTTGTTGGTTGCAAGGCTATTGCTTATGGTGGCGCAGCAGGAGCAGTAACAACAGTAGATATACTTGGAACACAATCAAGCTCAAGTGTAAAGCTTGTTGCTTATGCTCAGGCAGGGTTGACGCAGTCAGCAGTACTTAAAGACGGTGACGCATCAAGCGCAGTACTTGCAGACGGGGCGTCTTATACTGCATGTGACGCAGCATCAGCTATAACAATCAGTAAGACAGGTAGTGACGTTACAACGGCAACGGGTGTCGATGTGATTCTACAATACACAATGGAATAATTTTAAGCGCAACGTGACGCTATCACGGGATAGGTTATAAGACCTTAAAACTTAGGAGATAAAATGGAAAATCTTGACGGACAAGAAATGGTTGAAAAAGTAGCGGTAGAGGAAACAGAGAACGTAGTTGAGCAGGATGCTACAGAACAGCCGGAACAAACCGGAGAACAGGTTGAAGAACCTCAAAACACTGAAGAAGATAAACAAAGCGGTGTACAGAAGAGAATCAACAAAATATACCGTGAAAAAATGGAAGCAATTGAAACTGCAAGGAAAGAGCAAGAACGGCGAGAAGAACTTGAAGCCAAACTAAAGGAGCTTGAAAAACCAGAGATACCTGAAGTTCCTGAGATACCTGATTATCTTGATCCTGACTACGAGGTAAAACTCAAAGAACGGGAACAGATACTTTTTGAAAAAGGTAGATTAGAGGCTAAAGAAGAAGCCCTTGCGCAGATTGAGCAGCAGAGAATTAAAGAGTCAGAAGTCGCAAAGCAGAAAGAAATTGAAGGCATGGTTAAGACGTTCAGAAACAGGGGTACTGAGTACAAGATAGAAGAAAACGCATTAAGAGAAAGCGAAACACTTGTGTCTCATTATATTAATAGCCCTGAGCTTGCACAATATCTTTTAAACGATGAGAACGGCCCTTTAAGTGTAACGTATTTGTCACAGAACATAGATGAGTTAGAGAAAGTGTCACAAATGCCTGCAACGACTGCTGCGGTATATATTGCAACTAAAATTGCTCCAGAAGCACAGAAACTAAAACCAAAAACAACAAAAGCACCAGAACCGGCATATGAACCGGTTGGAAGGAGTAACCCTCCTTCTGAAAGTCCTTTCCTGGACGGTGCCAAATTTGAATAGGAGTTAAAACAATGGCTAATAATTTTGCATCGAACTTTACAAGACAACTCGCAAAGGTAATTCTACCTTCTTTTGAATCTTATAGAGTTCTATCTAAAAACGTAAATACACAGCTACTTGATGGTAAATTCAATGCTGATAGTGGCGAGAACGTAGATTTTAAAAGACCGACTGACTATGTAAGTATCAGAACGTCTGACGGTGATGTATCGAGTTCAAGCGCTTCAGATATTATCACAGGTAAAGCGACAGGTACGGTACAGAATTACTTTACTGCGCTTGTTGAGTATGACGAAGCTGACGAAGCTATCAAAATGAGCCAGAAAAACGAGCTTGTTGATATGCCGATGATTAAGAGAATTGTAACAGACCTTGAACTTGATTTCGCTTCATATATGGGTAAGAATACAGGTCTATTGGCTGGTACATTCGGAACGGCTGCTACTACTTGGGATCATGTAGCAGAAGCTGGCGCAGTTATGCAAGCTTCAGGTATTCCAATGGATAAAGAATGGTGCTATGCTGTAAACCCATACACACAGAGAAACCTCGCAAGTAATCAGCGCTCATTGGGTGCTGGTGGTCCTGCTGGCGGTCTTATCTCAGAAGCCCATAAAAAGGCTATCATATCTGATAATTTTGCAGGCATGAAGGTAATGACAGCAACTACCCTACCGAGTTATACAACTCACTCAGGGGCTGATCGTGTAGGTGCTTTGGCTGCTAATCCAACTGTGACTTATGTCGGTGCTAAAGACACAATGACACAGAGTCTTTCTGTTACAGGATTCCAGGCAAACCTACAGGTTAGAGCTGGTGAGACTATACAGATTACAGGTAGAAACAGACTGAATCTAAACACTCGACAGGCTATTCTTGACGAGAACGGAAACAATATTGTTTTTACCGGCACTGTAACCACTGCCGTTACACTTGATGCTTCAGGTGAAGGAACTATTGTTGTTACGGGCCCTGCTATTTATGAAAGCGGTGGAGCATATAACACGGTGGACTCAGCACCAGTTGCAACTGATGTTGTGACACTTCTTGGTGACGCAAGTTCTATTTATCAGCCGAATCTATTTTGGCATAAAGACGCTTTTTCCATTGGTTCAGTACCGATGAAGAAACTTCACAGCACTGATACTATTGCAACAACTGCTGATGGTCTTCAGATGCGTATTTCATACGGTGTTGGATTCCTTGAAAACCAGCAGAAAGTTAGAATTGACCTTAGACCGGCGTACGCTGTTCTAAATCCATTCTTCGCTGGTAAGGGGTTTGGTACTGCTTAGACTTTAAACTTTTGGGGGGAGAAATCCCCCCATTAAGGAGTTAAAATGGCTACAACGTGGGTTAAACCCAACGGCAAGGATATACTAATTAATGATACGGACGCTTGTATCGAGTATGCAATCTCACTTGGTTGGAAGACAAAAGAAATAGTTGAATCGGAACAAGTTAAAGATGTTGTTGTTGATGAAAGGCCTAAAACAAAAACAACTAAAAAACCTAAAAGAAAGAAAAAGGTAACTAAATAATGTCTTTATCAGTAGAAACCGCCAGAGATATATTATTGAGCGCATTTGAAACGATGGTTGTACGGATGGACGAAGAAACGTTGACTGCATCCGACGAAGAAACCGGAGTTAGAGAGATTAACTGGATAATGACCGAGCTTTCTCAAGACGGTGTTGATCTTGGTTTTACGTTACTAACGAAATCAAGTGACGCCGTGACTATTCCCAAAGGCTTAATGCGATCATTAGTTGCAATGTTGGCTTATTCTTTATGGCCTAAATACAGGACTGTACCCTTGACAGGTGCTATTATAGACGCCGAGTCAAGAGCACGTAGAATGATGTATAAGGCCGGAGTTGAAATTGCTGCGACTGAATACCCTGATACATTACCAACGGGTTCAGGCAATGATTATCCTGATGTCAATGAAGGCCGTTTCTACTCTAATCTTGAAGACACTATTTTATCTGAGTCAAGCGGTTCTATATCATTGGAGGACGACACGAATGACTAATGTAGCAAGGGATAAGAAAAAGAGTAATTTTGTTGAACAGACGTCTATCCCTTCGGGTGCTACGTTTGACTTTGTGAATAACGGCACGAATTATAAGATAACAAAAGAAAACATGGTATCAGAATTTGGTACTACTGGAAGTTTAGAGCAAGAAGGGGCTTCAACCGGAACACCTGTTTTAGACGTTGATGGGACTACGAACAATATAAGAAATATAGAAGATGGTCCGGGCGTTAAGGCTTCAGTATCAGCTGAAAACGGCATAAAGATAGAACATAATTTCACACAAGGCAGTACAGGAGCTCAATTAATATCTGACTTAACGAGTACACAGACTGTATTTAGAACTCTTGAAGCTGGTCAAGGGATTAATGTAACTGAACAGAACGGACATATACAAATTGCAACATCTGCAACACCAGCAACAACAAAAACAGTAATTATTAATGAAGAAGCGGATTTTCCTACAGCGGTAGCGGGTGTTATTACACTTGCAGAAGACACACAATATTTCATAACTAACGATATATCAACAACAAGTCGTTTTGTTCTGGGTTCTGCAACAGTTGTTACAGGTTCGGACGGAACATTAATTACATTGACCTATACCGGCACAGACGCAATGTTTACATCTGTAGACAATTCAAACAAAATTAGAGACATGATTATCGATTGCTCATCTGGATCTTTCTTAGATATATCTTGTTCAGTTGGGACCAATATTTTTCAGGTTAAAAATGTAAATATAACTTGTGATGAGATCGGCACAATAGATAACCTGTTTGTAACATCTTTTGATACAGTTATTTGGCGGGCAATCTCGGATGGTATAACCTTTTTAAACAACAACAATATTATTTCATTTTTTCAGAACCTCGGAACCATATTAGCTGGAACATTTGTTGATCTTGGGGTTTCTACATTTGACGGGTTTTCTTTCTCTAATTCTCAAGAAACATTACCAGCCGGAACTACTTTTATAAGTGGCGCTGCTAACTCTGCTAATGTTAATTCCGGTGGATTGGCAACAGTTATTAACACAAGGGCAACAGGTGCCGGAACTCCATTAAGCGGTATAACAAGCGCAGATGCTCTATGGGAGTTTTCTGGTAATAACGGAATATCAGACAGTATCAACTCTATGTTGGGTGTTCATGGTGGTGCGACTCTTACGATAGCAGCAGCAAACACACCTGTAATTATAGGTAGTACATGGACGATTAGCCACGAAAGCAGGTTCTCAGGCGCTGCAAATGGTATATTTACCTACACAGGTAAGGGAGCCCACGTAAACATTAACGCAACAATAACTGCTGATTTATTGACTGCTACAGATGATTGCACATTCTATATTTATAAAAACGGGATACAGGAAACGAATAGCGCAATACAAAGAGAGTTTTCAGCTGGCAACCCTGGCAATATATCAATGATTTGGCAATTAGATTTAGAAACAAACGACACAATATCAATTTACGCAGAGAATAATGATACATCTGTGAATATAGAAATTATAAATGCAATCATAGGCATAAGCTAATGGCGAATGAATTAACATTCACAAACGGGTTTTATGTGAGTAGGAATTTACCTATATCTCATCAGAGATGCAGCAACTGTTTCCCACATATGCCAGAAGTACCGAGTTTATCAAGCGAACAACTGTTGTTTACTCCTGGCATAAGTGAAATTGGCAATACTGGAGTTACCCAACAAGTTAACCGAGGTGCTCACGTAAAAAACGGGGTTGCTTACTTCGTTAATGGCGGGCAATTATGGTCATTCACAAAGGCTGTTGACGCTTTGGGCGTTGTTACATACTCAGCTACTCAGTTAGGCGCTATTGAAGGAGATGGACGTGTATCAATGGCTGATAATGGTACTCAGTTAATGGTACTTGTCCCAGGTGGCAAGGGCTATATTTACAACGAGAATGCCGGCACGCCGTTTACAGAAATAACAGACTCAGACTTTACAGCCAATGGTAACCCTCAAATAGTTGTGTTTATAGATGGTTACTTTGCATGTAGTACAGACTCTAAAAAGTGGATTATATCAGCATTAAATGACGGTTTAACATGGGATGCTTTAGATTTTTCAAGCGCTGAATCTGACCCTGATGAGATTGTAGCGCCTGTTGTCGTTGATAACCAACTATTTTTAATCGGTTCTGAAACAACTGAGGGAGTACAAAACAACCCACAGGTAGGCAGTTTTCCTTTCCAGAGAAACAATATCTTTATGGATAAAGGTAGCACATCTCCGTTTTCAGTTGTGAAAAGTAATTCAAGTTATTTCATGGTCGGTGCTGGCGTTGATGAGTCTCCAGCAATTTGGCAAATGGCCGGTAATAGATACAAGAAAGTTTCTACTAACGCAGTAGATTATTTACTTTCAACACTAACAGACACAGAGCTTTCAAATGTCTTTGGTATGGCGTTCGGTGACGAAGGACACTATTTTATATCGTTTACGTTGCCAAGCACGACTATAGTTTATGACTTAATAACACAGAAATGGCATGAACGAAACTCTGTAATAGACGAAACAGAAACACGTTGGAGAGTTAATTCTATAATCACGGCTTACGGTTTACTTTTGACAGGTGATAGCGTCGATGGTCGGATCGGTCATTTAAGCCGTGATTATACAACAGAATATGAAGACAATGTAATCAGGCTGTTTACCACTCAGCCGTTTAGCAATAAGGGAAACGAAATAACGTCCACTATGATCGAGTTAACAATGGAGTCTGGCGTTGGTAACACAACTGTTACTGATCCAGTAGTGTCGATGTCAGCAAGCGCAAACGGTAAGACATTTACAAACGAGAGAGTCAGAAAGATTGGTAAGAAAGGTGAGTATGACAGGCGCATAGTTTGGTATAAAAACGGACGTCAAGATAGGTTCGTGGTTTGGAAATTCCGAATGTCGGAGCCTGTTGGCGGTGCTTTTATCAAGTTGGAGTATGAATAATGATTAAGAAGATAAACCCGTCATTGTCTATAGTAGACGAAGAAAGAAAACCAACGAAACAGTTGAGAGACTTCTTTTTAGATGTGTTTAATGAGTCAATGCTTTCAGGTACAGGCACTCCGGAGGGAAATGTTGAAGCACCAAAGTTAAGTCTTTATATGGACGATACAGGAACAGCGGGTTCAATATTATATGTAAAACAGGTTGGTGATGTTTTAGGTGATAGGTCAAAGGGTTGGATTTTAATTTAAGGGTGAATATATGATAGGAGCAATAGCAGGCGGGACAATCGGGGCATTAGGTAGTCTTGGCGGTGCTTTAATCGGTGCAAGTGGTGCAAAAAGCGCAGCAAGAATACAAGCAGACGCAGCAAGAGAAGCTGCAAGGCTTCAGGCAGAAGCTGCAGCACAAGGACGGTTAGATGTTGCAGGGACAATTGATCCGGCAAAAGCTGAACTTACAGGCGGTATTCAATCTGCTATAGGTTCTTTGGCTGGTGGTCAAATTGGTCAACTACAAGAGCTTGAACAGGCAAGAAGGTTGCAGAGTGAAAGGTTGATGTCTGGACGTGATGACGCATTATCTACTTTCCGAGGTGCTCAGGCTTCAGGTCTTGAAAGATTGGCCGGTGGATTTGGAACTGCAAGAGGTGATATTACAGCAGGTTATGAGGGCGGTATAGGTAGACTTGATCCCTATTCTGAAGTCGGTCAGCAAGCACTACAGCAAGAAGCAGCTTTATCAGGTGCTTTGGGATACCAAGCACAAGAAGAAGCTATGCGTGGTTTTCAAGAGTCACCTGGTCAGAAATACCTCAGAGAAAGACAGGAACAAGCACTATTAAGAAGTTCTGCAGCTATCGGCGGTTTAGGTGGTGGCAATGTCAGAACAGCACTACAAGAACAAGCAATGGGAATTGCATCAACTGACCAACAGAGATACCTTGAGAATCTAAGGAATCTTGCAGGGCGAGGACAATCGGCAGCGACACAGCAAGCCGGAATGCAAACGCAGGGCGCTCAGTCGTTAGCACAATTAGCAGCGCAACAGGGGATGAGTGAAACTGATCTTATAGCACAAATGCAAGGTAATATAGCTGGTTCACAAATGGGAACAGCACAACAGCTTGCAAATTTAGAGGGTCAATATGGAGCAAATAGAGCCGGTATTGTAGGACAAACCGCAGCAGATATTGCGAACTTAAATGCAATGTTGGGGGCAAATCGTGCTAATATAACTCAAGGCGCTGGTACAACACTTGCTAACATTGCAGTTGGTCAGGGTACACAACAGGCCAACTTAGCTCAAGATATTGGTTCTGCAAGGGCAGCCGGTACGCTTGGAGTAGCTCAGGCTTACGGTCAGGGTTTAGCGGGTATAGGCCAGTCTATCGGTGGCGCTTTCGGTCAATACAGACCTCCAAACTATCAAAGACAGGTGGGATAATATGGCATTAAGTCAAGTAATATTAGGTAGAACGGCAAACCCTCAAATACCAAGCTTTGCAGAAGCAGGGCTAAGGGGTCTTGCACAGGGTAGGCAGTACAGAGAATCAATGGATAGGCAGAGACTTGCAGAGCAACAGGCGATTGAGCAGAAACGACAGTTTGGTGAGAGCTTTGGGTTGCGTGAACGGTCTTTAGCCTTGCAACAAGAGAGGTCGCAAATATCGCCAGACAAGCAAAAAACAGGCTCTTATCTTGTGAAGGGGCCGACAGGTCAATTCGAGATTGTAACAGGGGTTTTTGATCCAAAGTCAGGTAGCTTAACAACATCAGCGGGTCAACTCCCTGATGGCTACACACCAGTTTCAAAGCTTGGCGAGACAGGGCAAGAAGAAACGATAAGAAAGGTTGGTGAAGTCGAGAAGAAAGAAGTCGTAAAATCTAAAGAGAAAAGAATTGGTGAGTTGATAGACCGTGGCGTATTGGCTGCCGAATCTACGGCAACAATGCGGAGGGGTATAAGTCTATTAAATGAGATTAAAACAGGTGGGTTTGGCTCCGTTGCATTAAAAGCTAAAAATCTATTTGGTATAGAAAGCGCAAACGAAGGTGAGTTAACAAACTCTCTTGGAAAAGCAGTCCTTTCTCAATTGCGTGAAACATTCGGAGCAGCCTTTACAGAAGAAGAGGGAAAGCGACTTGAAAGAATAGAACAAAATATAGGTAAATCGACAGAATCAAACAAAAGATTATTGTCACAAGCTTTAAAGATAGCCGAAAGAACATCACGACGAGCTATAAAGGCTGCAGAAAGACGTGGAGATACAGAAACGGCAGAAGATATAAAAAGCTTACTTGATTTTTCTTTAGAATTACCTCCAACAGGTGAGCTATCAGGGGAAAAAGTTAAAAAAAGTGGCACAACTCAAAAGGTATTAAATTTTGACGCTCAAGGGAATTTAATTAAATGATAGAAGCAAACTTAGCAGATGGACGTGTTTTAAGGTTTCCAGATGGCACTGACCCAATTATAATACAAACCACTGTGAAAAGGGTTTTAAGTCAAGATACGAAGCCAAGTAATATTATAAAGGCGGGTGTTGTTGGTGGCCCTGAAACGTTAGGGCAAATGCCAGAAATACGTCCAGATGCTGCAGTTATACCGGCTGCTATGTCTGTTGCGAGTGGTGCCATTGCAGAACCGGTTGCGGGTATCGCTGGTATTGCTGGTTCTGTATTACCTGGGGAACAAGGTCAAGGTGCAGAGATGGTTAGAAAAACCAGAGAAGCCCTTACATTCCAACCAGAGAATATAGAGGCAATAGAGGCATTAAAGGCAACTGGTGAGTTTATCGAGCCGGTAGCTGGTGCAATGAAAAAGGCCGAGACATATCTCGGTGATAAAGCTTTTGAGTTAACGGGTAGCCCTGCTATCGCAGCATTGGCAACAACCGCACCAACGATAGCAACAGAGTTATTGGGTTATGCTGTTGGCAAGGGTGCGATAAAAGCGACACAAAAAATAAAACAGGCTAAAGCTAAAGGCCAGATCGCAACTGAGATTAGCGAAGCTGTACCAAGTAAAGACCAAATAAAAGATGTTGCACGTGAAGTTTATAATGAGATAGATCAAGCGGGTGCATATGTAAAGAAAGAGTCTGTTAATAGATTAATAAAAAAAATAAAATCAGACGCTGTAAAATACGGGATTGATAAAGACATAACACCAAACGCAGTAGCAGCCCTAAATAAAATTGAATCAATCGCAGATACCCCTGTGCCAGTTACTGAGATAGATCGTTTAAGGAGAATAGTTAAGGGTGTTATAAAACCAGTAGACCCACAAGAAAGCGCTTTAGCTATGGGTATGATAGATAATATTGATACTTTTCTGGATAAAGCAAATAAGAGCGATTTAATGGCACCAACAGAGGTTATGCCTGATATCGGTAAAAAATATAAAATAGCCCGTGATCTTTGGGGGCGTGTTAGAAAGACGGAATTATTAGAGGATGCTTTTGAGAAGGCAAGGAATCAAGCGTCAGGTTTTGAAAACGGACTGAGAACACAGTTTCGTAGTATAATAAATAATAAGAAGCAAAGAAAGTTTTTTAATAAAGGTGAACTTGAAGCGATGACAAATGTTGTCAGGGGCGGTAAAGGTGAAAATATTGCTAAACTTGTTGGCCGTCTTGGCTTTTTTGAAGGTGGGGCAACCAACGTACTTGGGGGCGCTGTTGGTGTTGGTGGTGGTGCTGCTGTCGGTGGACCAGTAGGTGCTGTCACTGTCCCATTAATAGGTCAACTTTCAAGACAGTTAGCCCAACGAATGACAAGAAGCGGGGCAGAGTTTGCCGACCAAGTAATAAGGGCAGGAAAAAACGCAGAAAAAATAACACAGGCTTATATCAAGAACACCCCTAAAAAGATGAGGAGTCCACAAGAATTATCTGAGTTGTTGATGAGACAAGATATTGACATCTCTCGATTACCAGACATTGATATTATTGGTGATGCTAAAAGGATTGCACAACAGAATAGACAGATATTGGCTGGAAGTATAGCAGCAGAATCCACAATACCTCAAGAGTAATAAATTGAAACAGGAGTTTACATGAGTCGCATAATAGAACCATTCGAGCAATTTTTCGACGGTGACGGTGATCCGCTTTCAGGCGGGTGGTTAAAAT